CATCTCGCCCGTTTCGGGATTGATTACATTCTCCAATTGTAGGGGAGTAAGGAAATATGATAACTTACCTGCATTCATGTTATATCTTCTGATATGGTCTGATTAGAGATTCAAAAGTAGGGTTAGGCTTATCACTACCCTCGGGATCGCGATAGAACTGAGCAACACGGATCATGATGGCTTGTTCAAGAGGTGACGGAAGATCGTCTCCGTCACCCATCTCTTTAAGTTCCATCTCTGTTCTGCCGGTAAGGCGTATCACCTCATCATTTGCCGACTTCCAAAGCCCCGTAAGCAGGGCATCATCATCGTCATAATCTACGCGACACTGCCGTTTAACCAGATTCAGATCTATCATAGCTTATCAGTTTACGCTTTAGCCTTTAGAAGTACAAAGCTTTCCGGACGCAAGGTTGCAGTACCGAAATCAACATTAATCACGAAACGAACCACGTTAGCATCTGCCTCTGTGTAGGGGTCGTAGGTGAAGTAAAGATCACCAAACTGACCTGCTACCTGGTAGGTGAAATCACCAAGTGCTACGTTACCATCTCCGACAGCCTCGTGGCAGAATACCGGGAGACCGCAGAGTTTATCATTCTCAATCACCATGATGCCACTACCTGCATCCTTCGGAGTTGCCTCCAATTCTGCCTTAGTAGCTTCTGTCATGATGAAGCACATGCGGCGTGAGGTGTTACCCTTTGCGAGCAGTGCTGCTTTCTCCTTGTTGAACCCCTTAAAGGTAAAGTCGATAGCCTTAGCTGTCTTACCTACGAGCGGACCGGCGATAGCGCAATCATCGGTAACCTTTTCAGGTGAAACAAGGATTGTGTTAATGAGGTCTGCGATTGCGAGTGGCATCTGCTCGCGGATTATGCTCTCCAACTTGCCGTCAGACTGATAGAGAGACTCGCGAGATGCCTCTACTACGATACCAACGCGCTGGGTAACTGCTGCTACCTTGCTGAGGTTAATCTTCTGACCGCCGATTTTCACTGACTCACCTGCTACGGTAGCCTTGAGTGCCTCAACTACAGGCCACTCATATTTGCCACGCAAGCCAACAGGAAGCTGAATGCCTACCTTGTTGTAGATAAGCTCTTCACGCAACGGGCGAACGAAATCTCCTACTGTGAGAGGAATAATGCCACCCTTCTCAGCATCGCCGGTAAGGTTTACGGTCGGCTCTGCTGCCTCTCCGTCACGGAAATACAAGCGTGCACGTGCGCCCACCTTATCGAGTGAGCGGAACACCTCTTTAAGTGTCGGTTTCTTCTCTGCAACGACAGGTGACTGCTCAGAGCGAATCTGCATGCTGAGGATGTCCTGCTCTCTTTCAAGAGCTGCCACCTCGCGCTGCTCATCTTCTGTCATCGCACGATTCTCTGTTTCCATCTGGTTAGCGATGGCGCGGAGTCGGTTAGCGATCTCCGCAAGTCTTTTAAATCTTTTATTCATACGATATTAAAATGTTTAACTATTAAGTTTTTCTTAATACTTGCCGGCGCGTACTCGCAGTGCTGCTGCATCGCGCTTGATATTTGCCGTCTCAAGCGCAAGAGCCTCGGCTCTCATCATCTCCTCGTCTCTCAGCTTAGCACCTACCGACGTGTCTTGATAAGCCGGACGTGGTGTAAGCGTGAAGTCATAGATGCCGAGAATGCGCTTTACGGTGTAGGTTATTTCTCGCTTCCCGTTTACTGTCTTTACCTCTCGCTCTACCGCTCCGCTATCATTTGGATCGATAGTGAATGCGAAGGAGCAGCCGTTTATATCTCCACGCTTCACGTGTTCAAGGGCTGTCTGTCCGTCGGGAGTGTCGGCAGGAGTAAAGGAGAAGTGAACTCCGTCTTCGCTGCGAGTATATTTCAACGAACCCTCTCCGTTGCAACTACGTGCCAGGAGTCGGTTATTGTCGTGATACAGGGTCAGCAGTATATCGGAGCTGTCGAGTAGCGAGACGGGAACAGCATCAGGGGCTATCACTTCCCTGATAACTGTGTCTCCGTCTTCGTAGAGTGGTACCGAAGGCGTGTTAAACACGATTGCAACGCCCTCGATTACGTTCTCACCCGATTCCTCGGATGCTCGCAATTGTAGGTTTGCGCTGAATGGTATTTCACGCTTCTGTATTTCTTTATTCTTTCCCATTGTTATCGGTAATTTCTGTTATCGGTTTCAGGTTGGCGGAGATCATCATTACATCTCCACCCTCTATCGGTTGCATACCCATAGCGGTACGCGCTTCGTTCGGTGTTAATGTTCCGGTCTGTATCCGCTTTTCGATATATGCCATTCGGCTCTCAAGGTCGGTAGCATAAAGCTCTTCGCGGTCAAATCGTATTCGCTCGCTGCTGCCGATCGGGAGCAGCTTACGTGCAATCTCAAGTTCTATCTGTCGCAGAATAGGCGCAAGTGTATTGCTCAGGAATGCTACATTAGCCATCTCCGCGCTCTTATAGTTCGTCGCTGTGTCGCCGAATACGAAAGATGGGTGAACCCCAAAGAATCGGCATATCTCAAGCACTGTGAACTTGCGAGACTCCAAGAACTGCATATCGGCTGCCGTCATGGTGAATGGCGTGTAACTTGCCTTACCTCCGACTGCGAGTATGCGGTCTCCTCGGCGTATAGAGTCGCTCATGCGGTCTGCAAGTGACTGCAACGCATCCAGCTGATATTCGCCATATCCGGGAACTCCGGACTCGTTACTTATCATGCCCATGGTAGCGCCACCATTGCCGAAGGTGTTGAGCGTGTTATTTTCCGCTGTTGCAGATATTGACATCGAGCGCGCTGCATAGCCCAGAACCGACAAGCAATTCACCCCGTCAAGTGTCTGTCCCTTTACACGGATAATCTCATCCTCCATATATTCCCCCTCTAAGCCTTGCTCGGGGTCGTTAATCTGATAGAGACCGATTCCGCTAACGGGGCCACCCGTACCGGGGCGAGCTAAGACAAGGCGTTTAAGCCCTCCCATGGTGTCAAACTGCGGAACTATCAGCGCATCTCCATATAGTAGGCGCGACTGCACAGCCATTTTCCAGAAGTCAAAGGCGGATGTCCACTCATTCGGCTGCACCGATAGAAAATGAGTCAAAGTATCGTTAACAGACATGAAAGCATCACCCTGCTTGCGCTCATGGATAAGAGGCAGCATGGCAACACTATCACTGATGATATTTACACAGCGATATACAGCTGCTATAGACATAGCGGTTTCGGGACCACGCACCTCTACGGTGCCTGATCCTGCCGGCGTCCACACTCCCGCTGCTTTCAGATCCGGGGTGCGACTGCGTTTAAATATGTTTCTGAATTTCTTCATCGCGATTGAGGTGTTCCTCTATAAATCGCGTGTCGAAAAATCCGTTTTGGCGTCATTTGTCACCAAAATTTGACATATTTTAACATAAAGGCATATTCTAACCCCAAAAATTAAGAAAATGCAACCGTTTCACAACGGCTGCATCTCTGTGGTCAAAACTCCAGTTTTAAGAATCCAATTTCAAAACAATAGCTCAAACTAAAACTTAAACATAAACATAACCAAAAATTAAGATCATGAACAAGTACCAAATATGAAGAATTTTTACAAGATCTTTCATCATGTCGGGTTAGATTGTATGGCATCTGCGAATAGCTTATGTGCCATTAGCATTGTAATTACGCCATCTATTTTCCCATTATGGAATTTTTTCTGTGGCTTACGGTTCCGCATTGAGTCCTCATCGAGGTACGCATTGGAAAAACAGTAGGCGTTTATAGGGTTATCATCTATTATTATCCTTCCGGTGCGGATGCCGACTTCAAAGCTCTCGACAGGAGAGGTAAAGTCAAGATACCGCTGTGGTATGCCGTGAATAACGGGCGTTGCTCCGGCAGTGGCAAGCATATTTATAATCTCGCGAGACTTCGCAGGGTCGTAGCCTATGGCGATTGTCCTTGTAGGCCCATTGAGAGATAGGATCCGATTCATTATGTATCGGTAGTCTATCACCTCTCCCGGAGTAAGTTCTAAGTGCCCTTGCTCCGCCCAGCGTTTATAGAGCCTTCTGTTAGGGTGATCCGTGAGTGATACTTCCGGCATGAAATACCAAGTCTTATAGAAGAACTTCCTAACTGAGGTATCATACACACCCATCGACACCGCCGAGAAGTCATCTCTAACAGATAGATCTATCGCAATTGTAGAATCATAGCGTTTCTTGAACTGGTCTATCTCTACATGCTGAGTCGCTTTCTGTATGCACTCCGAGTCTAACCAAGCGCGAGTTTCATTAAAGCAGAAGAT